GACAAACTCCAAGAATTAAAAAAGAAACTAAGTATGCAAACCCAGCAGAAAGAATAAAGGATGAACAAACAAATCATTCTATAGCAGAAAAGTTTGCACCAAATAAAGAAAAACCGACTACCGCAGCTGGTAAAAAAGGATTGAAAGATTTGCCTTCTGTGTTAGCTGCGGTTGACCCTCAAGGATTATCTTCGGTTGCTCCAATGATGTATCAAATGTTGGGTCAAATACAAGCATCTTCATCAGGATCTTCTCAATCCAGTCGTAAAAAAACAGTTGAAGATTCGTTTTCTGGTGCTCTTGCTATTTTAACAAACAAATATAGTTTTGTTAAATTGACTAATGTTTTTAACAACGCATTAAAAGACGGCGGGTTGAATTTCATTGATGTTGAATATAGGGATATTGTTAAAAATGCATTGGCCAATTTATATGTAAATTATATAAGATATGGCAAAAATAAGATACCAGTTTATTCTTATGAAACTGTTACTGAAATTGGTAAAGCTCCAACCCCAGTTGTTGAAGAAGTTCCGGATTTTTATGTTCAAACATACTACACAAAAGCAAACGACCCCTATCCAGGGTACAAGGAATGGGTTTCCCCTAATAAAGAAAAAAAAGTATATACATTAAGAAAGCTTGGTTCTAGATATTATACAAGTGTTTCAGAAGAAGTATATGGCATAGCAGAACAACAATTAGCAAATAATTTAGAGCCATATATAATTAATAATAATTTAACTGCTAAAATTTTAAACGATTTGATAACAGAACAAGATTCAAAAGTAGAAACAAACACACAAAACAAAAGCGGCGGCAATAATACAGCGGGTTCAGCAATGCAAATGCTGATGCAATTGGCTGGATATGCAGGAACCATTGCCAACCTACAACAATCATTGCAATTACCATTTTCAGTTTTGACTAAAGGCGCAATCAAACAATCACATACAGATTTTATGAAAAATATTGCTATGCTAAGACAAGAAAAAGAAAAAGCAAAACAAGCGGCACAACCATTGTCTGCAGTTTCGTCTCTTCTCAATGCTGTTAGTACTGTTGCTGGTGCAGCAACAACTATTTCCAATTTAACAGATGCTGGTAAGAATTTGTATAACACGATAAAGAGTTAAAATAATGGCTGATGTAACAGATAAAAATAAAAAACTACCTATTGACGGAGTTAGTGACGGTAAAAAAACTCTTAAATACGGATTTACAACTGGATATAGAGATATACTTGGCAGTCAAACTATAGTACATGCAAATCCAGAAGAACCAGAAAATTATTTTAGATTAGATCTTGAAGCAACAGGTTCATATAGAACTACTGAACAAGATTCTTCTGAAAACGCTCATACTACTTCTTTGAATACAGGAAGAACAAGTAGCTACACAGTTGGTGGTGAAACTTGTCATGTAGATGGCCATAAAGACAGTAGCGTTGAATCAACTTCTAGAGAAAATGTTACAGGCGATAAGGGTATAGCTTGTAAAACCAATTATCACACTTCAACTGAAGGTTCTATTATTGCTCATAATAGATTTAAAAAAGAATTTATTGTAGCAGCTTCTGAGAGCAAATCTTTTACTGGTTCATATGGTGATCAAGTTCACGAACATTCTGGTAATTGGCACGAAGCTTTTGAAAAAGATCATGTTGAGGCAGTTTCTGGTAATAAAATTACTATGGTAGAAAAAGGTGACTTTGCGGTTCATATACAAAAAGGCAGTTATGATATGCAAGTTAGTGCAGGTAAACTGCACTTAATGACAAGTGCAGATGAGCTAATTGCTAACAGTAATGTTAAGGTATTATTACAGGTTGGAACAGAGGCAAAGGTAACTGTAGAGCCTGCAAAGATAAAATTACAAGTTGGAAGTGGTTCTTACATAGAAATAACTTCTGGCGGAATTAAAATGGTATCGCCACGTATCGATTTGAACTGAGGTGTAACATGACACATGAATTTGTTATATTAAGAAATGGAATCTTAGAAACTTATAATAAATATGAAGATATACCAGAAGAATTTGACAACGTGATTAAATTTAAACCCAAGATGCCTGATGAGCCGCATACTGATCATGATCATGAAGAAATTGAAAAATGGAATGAAAAGTTAAGATATTTACTCAAGAAGGAAAAAAATGCCAGCAGCAACTAGAATCGGAGATAATGACGTAGCACATTGCACGTCAATGACTAGAGCAGAAGGTTCTGAAGATGTTTTTGTCAATGGAATAGGTTGGTCCAGAAAAGGCGACAAAAACACATCGCACAAATTTTTTCCTGTACCTTGCCAAAACCACACAGCTGGAATAGCAGTAGGTTCTACTACAGTATTTGTCAACGGAAAGGGTGCAGGTCGTGTGGGTGATGCAATATCTGGCTGCACTTCAGTTGCTGAAGGCTCTTCTGACGTATTTGCAGGTGGATAATGGCTAGATTAACAAGAGCAGAAGTTCTATCAAAGACAGATGTCAAAATTGATTATTTTTCGGATTTTGCGACAAATTTTGCTAAAACACCTTATGGTGATCAATTAGTAAAAGTAAGAAACGAAAACTCAATCAATCAATCACTGAGGAATCTTATCTCAACTAATTTTGGCGAAAGATTATTTCAACCATCAATTGGAGCAAATATACTAGATTCTCTGTTTGAAAACAGTTCAACTGAAGATTACCATACATTAGAGTTTTATATTGAAACTGTAATAAGAAATTATGAAAATAGGGTAAATTTAATTGGTGTTCAGGTTTCTGCCTCTGATACAAGCGAAAATGGTCTAATAATCACAATTGTTTATAACACAATAAATAATCCAGAACCTATAACATTTAGTTTTATTTTAAAAAGAGTCCGTTAAATGGCAACAAACAGTCAATTAGTATTAAGTTCGCTTGATTTTGATACTTTAAAAGAAAATTTTAAAGAGTTTTTGAAAACACAGTCTGTGTTTTTGGACTATGATTTTGAAGGATCAAATATGAATGTGTTGCTTGATGTGATGTCATACAACACCTATCTCAATGCGTTTTATCTTAATATGGTTGCATCTGAAATGTTTTTGGATTCAGCTCAAAAGTATGACTCTGTTATTTCACATGCAAAAGAATTAAATTATTTACCAAGAAGCGCGAAATCTGGCGTTGCGAAAATTGATCTATCTTTAGACACTAATATAACAAGCGGTGTTATTACTATACCGAAAGGAACAAGATTTTCGGGTATTAACGCTAATGGTACATATGTTTTTACCACAGATCAATCTAAAGTAATTTCTTCTCCAAATACAACATATGATATTTCAAATCTTCTAATATACGAAGGAGATTATTATACAGACACATTCATTGTTGACTACAGCATAGAAAATCAACAATTTATTTTTAGTAACAAAAATATTGATATAAACAGCTTAACTTTAAGTGTTGTTGAAGATAATGGTGCAACAGTCAATGATTTTAAGAGAGCCGATACATTATATGGACTTTCAAGCACTTCCAAAGTATTTTTCTTACAGGGATCTCAAGAAGATAGTTATGAATTGATTTTTGGTAATGATTTGTTTGGTAGAAGGCCAAAAGATGGAGCAGTTTTAAATGCAAACTACAGAATTTCCTCTGGAAAAGAATCAAGAGGAATAACAGAGTTTACATTAAGTGATGACATTGGTCCAATAAATGGTGGTAGAATATTAACATCAACAACTACAACAATAACTGCTTCTAGTGCTGGCACAAGCAAGGAAACGATGGAATCAATTAGATTTTCTGCTCCTAGATATTTTGCTACACAACAAAGAGCTGTTAGCTCCGACGATTACTCATCGTTAGTTCTTACAAATTTTGGTGGAGATATTTCAGACGTTGTTGTTTATGGTGGTCAAGAAGTAAAACCAAAACTTTATGGTAGAGTAATTATTGCAGTTAAACCAACAACTGGAACTGTTGCTGCTGATTACATCAAAACACAAATTCAAAAATATTTGAAAAACTACATTGCTTTGCCAAATAGAGTTTTGATTGTCGATCCAGAATACACTTTTGTTAAAATTTTTACAGAAATTCAATATAATGATAATTCGACAACAAAAACTGCAGACGAGATCCAAACTCTAGTTTCAAAGACTATTACGAAATATAGTAATAGTTCATTAGAAGAATTTGGTAAAGATTTAAGATACAGTGCATTAGTTGCAGATATTGATGCTACTGATACTAGCATTACAAGTAATGACACTGAGTTGAGAATTATTAAAAGAATAACGCCTTTATTGAATCAAAAAACAACATATAATTTAGATGTGGGTAATGTGTTGTATTATGATGCAACAGGTTTAGCAGAAACAACAGAACAACACAAAGCATTGCATGACAGCGAAATTGATTTAAGGTATTCACACTCAACAATGATGTCCTCATTATTTACATACAATGCGAAAGATGGTAATGTATATGAATCTTCATTCTTTGAAGACGATTCTAATGGAAATGTGATTCTATACACATATATCAATAACGAAATAGTGCCAATAGAAACTGTTGGAACAATAGACTATGTTGAAGGGTTGGTTGTATTAAAAGAAATTAATGTTGCAGATTACACAAACCATATCTCTTTGTATTTTAGATCTAGATTTAAAGATATCTATGCTGATAAGAACAATATAATCATAATTGATCCGAATGATGTAGAAATTTCTGTCATAGAAACAAAAAGACAATGAGATATAATCAAGAAAAATTTATTTCTAATTTTATCAAAAATCAATTCCCTTCTTTCTATGAAAAAGAAGGCGAAGATTTTATTTTATTTGCTAAAGCTTATTATGAGTGGATGGAATCAGAAAAGCAGCCAATACAACAAGCTAGAAATTTATTTGATTATAGAGATATTGATAACACATCTGAGGAATTTTTAGAATATTTTCAAAAGAAATATTTGTATGGTATACCATTCAGAGTTATTGCAAATAAAAGATTTTTATTAAAACACATTCTTGATGTATATCGTTCTAAGGGAACAATACAGTGTTATAAACTTTTGTTTAAATTGCTATACAACGAAGACATTGATATATACCTCCCAGGTAATGACGTTTTGCGTGTTTCTGATGGAACATGGATCCAGCCAAAATATCTAGAAGTTTCAGACAGTAATGTTTTGGCGAACTATGTTGGTAAGACAATTGTTGGAGAAACTTCTTTGGTT